GATCACCTGTCCACCGATCAGGAGCTCCACACGATCAATCACCTTGGACCAGTCCAGATTCTGGACCTGAGCACCGTTCTGGTCGCGAGCAGTAAGATACACATAAGACAGAAGATCACCCTTCTTCTCGAACCGAACCATGGAAATGGAGCCGGGGGTCGGCTGGCCCTGGATAATCTGACGCTCGCGGGCTGATGCGTAGTGAGTGTAGCGCTTGTAGTTGGAACGAAAAAAAGAAACCTCTGGCTGTCCAGTCAGCCATGTGTCCTGGGCACCCGTCGCGACGAGCTGGACAATTCCTCCACTCATTTTACTAGAAGGCACAGAGTTTTTTCAGGGCTCACGACGCGGCCCAAATTGGTGATGCCAAAGGGTTCCCAGTAATTTGGTTCCGGGCCAGGTTCAGATTCTGGTCGGACGCCAAGGGGTTCCGGTTCGACTTGGCGTTGTTGAGGCTCCAGTTCTCGGGCGCCTTGTACGGTCCGCCACCTCCTGCGGCGTACAGATTCATGGGACCCGGCTGGAGCGGGATGGACTCTTCACGGACCTGGGTCGCCGCGCCCACCTGGCCCTGAGGGTCCGCACGGACGTTCATACGCTGACCGTTTCCGGCCCGGTCCGGGTTCACACGATTGCCCGTCGAGTGCGGCAGGCTCGTGTCCGTCAGTCCCCGTGAATACGGTTGATAGACCCGCGCGTATTGTGCCGGTCCGAGTCCGAGCGTGTCGAACCGCTGGCCCGTCTCTTGACGAATGGTCGTCGCACGCGTCTTGATGTTGTCCGGACGACCCTCGGGCGCCCGAATGATACCTTGACCCTGTCCGCTGTTCTGGGCCGGCGGGCGGTACCATGACTTGGTCGTCTTGGCCTGGTGGCTCATGGACCCGTTGATGAGCCCGGATCCCTGGGGGAACTGCGTACCGCCGCTCTTGACGAAGTAATTGGCCGGTCCCTTTTCACCCGGGAGCGTCACGAGCTTCTCCTCGTTCACGTTGTTCGGCAAGGCCCGGAAGAACTGCTGGAACCCGCCGATGGCCGGAACGTTGGCACCGACGCCCAGACCCGGTCCGACATTCTTGCGTTCTATGGGTGCAAGGTTATTCTGCTTATTCGTGACGTTCTCACGGTTATACAGATCGTAGACGGGCTCGCCATGTGGGTACCTATTCGTGATCGGTGACCAGTCCTGGAGACTCGGTACGGCCTCTTTGGGCGGGAGGTAATCGTCGCCTATACGCCGACCGAACGAAGGGTTTATGGGCCGAAGACCGTACGCATCCGCCTGGTGCGTATGAGCATCTCCGGCGAGTTCTGTATCGAATTTCGTCAACTGACGAGGAGGGGCCTGAATGATCGCGGTGGTTGGCGGCGAAGGAGGAGACTCGTCTCCACTAAATCTTTGACCGGCAAACACAAGACCAACGACAGCCGCGAGGGCCAACGGATCCATATTACTTTTAGTTTTTATTAAATTTCCTAGCCCGTGTACGGGAAAGGGCCCCGGCCCGTCTTGGCGGCCCAGGGCGTAGGCTTGAGCGTCAAGTACGGCACGACGGAAGGGTTCCTCTGATCGAAGCGGTTGTTCTGGTCGTTGCTGTACGTGCTGATGGGGTTGAAAATGAGCGTCGGGAACGGGTCCCGCAGGTACAGATTCGGGAAATCGTACGGGCGTTCCGTGTACCCTGCGTTCCACTGGCTCGTCGTCTGGGACCGGAGGGCGTCATCGACGCGCACAACGTCATCGAGCAAGATCGTAGCCGGACCTTGCCAAATCTTCGGCTGGAGCGTGAGACCGTCTGTGCGGAGATTGCGCCCCATCGTTACTTTGTACCTAGTTTTTTTTCTTAGCGGCCGTTTCCGGCACGCATCTGCGGACGCTCTGGGAAGTGGAACCGGTCGCTGTCGATGTTGGCCACACCCGAACCATCCTTGGCGAATGGCGCGAACTTGGCGCCGAAGGCCCCCTCGGCAAAGGCCGTCTGGTCGTTCGGAATCGTGCTCGAGGCCGGCGTGTAAAAGTTGCGCTCTGCGTCCCTCTTCTTCTCAAACGGATGGATAAAGTCCCAGACCTTGGCGGTCTCTTCACGCACGCTGGGAGCCCATGCGGCTGGAGGACGGTCCGGACGGTCCCTGTAATCCGTCATGAGCACGTTCCCCATGGGGTTATCTATCGTCGGGAGCGTGACTGTGTCCCGGCCCCAAAATGCGGTCCGATCCGTCTCGGGTTGGGTCGGGCGGAGCTTTCCGTCTGGAATCTGATTGTTCACGTACAAAAAGTAAAGAACGCCCAGAACAAGTAGGCCCAGTGCCAAAATACGAGCGTCGCGCTTTATGAGATACAGGACACACATGGCGTACACGATAAAGCGAGTCGTGGCGCTGACCCGGTCCTTGGCGGACTGCGTCGCTGTGGGCCAGAACTGCAAAAGTTTGTCCTTTCGAAATATTTCTTTAGGATCCATCTACTACTTACTTGGTAGTTTTTTTCGGCCTGGCGCCAGAAGGGCGACGGCGCGGAGGGGCTGTAGCAGCAGCTCCGGGCCCCATCATACCAGCGAGCAGACTGCTCATGATGGATGGATCGAACGCTCCACTCTCTGCGCACCTCTTTGCGGCGCCCTCTATCGCCTCAAGCGTCTCGGGCGGGAACATGGAGAGCGTCATGGCGATCATGTACAGACCGTTCAGGTGCTGCCAGATGGCATCCTTGGTTCGCGCGCTCGCCGAGGCCCACACGGGCCCGAACGAAAACTGCTGAATAAACGAGGGGTCCCGAGACGTAAGCGCCTGGGCCTTGGCGGTCGCCAGCTTCATAAACGCCGTCATGGGAGCCTTGGAGTCGGACGCCTTGAGCTCATCAAACTCGGACTTGAATTGAAGGACGTTCGGGTCGTCCGGAAATGCAAGGCCGAGATCTTTCACAAAATCGCTGTACATCTCGTTAAAGGCGTCTAGAGAACTCATTATTTCTGGGACGTCTCATCTTTTTAACTTAAAACGGTTCGAGACTTACGGATTCCCTGTGGCCCGAACCCTGAGAGACTATGAAGTACACGAGGAGCGCCACGAGAAACGCAGGCTTGGCGTACTCCGAATTGGGAACCTGGGTCCGTCCGTTCAATTTGTTTTTGCCATACAGGTACGCCATGGTCACGGCGGAGGCGATGACGGCAGCGCTCAGGGGCTGACGAAAGTAATGATCCATCTATGAGAATTACACATCTTTTTTCCCAGTCTCGGGCGCGTCCGGGAACAGTTCTTCACGGTGCGTCACGGGCGCGACGGGCGTGACCGTGACGGTCTTCGTCCCGCCGGGCGTCTCTGAAATTTCTGGAAGCGCAGGAGTCCCGGACGCTTCGGCAGCATCGAGCGCCTGATCGAGATCCGGAGCGGGAGCCTCGGGCTCCGGGAAGGAATCGGGTTCCGGCTCCGGCTCCGGCTCTGCGTCCCCGTGTTCCATCTCGAACTCTTCAGCCTCTGAAGGCATCGTCAGGTACGCGTTCAGGATCTCCTCGGTCGGCACGAGATTCTCTATCGTCTCACGGATACACTTCGTGAAGCGCTTGTTGAGTTCATCACGCCGCTCGCTCGCGGGTTTTTCGTCCGTGATGACCCAGGGCTCGTCGTACAGGTCCCGAGCGCACTCTATGAAACACGTGTGCACAAAGACGTCGTTGCTCGGCAATTTCAAAGAAATTTTCTTGGACGTTTTGTCTATGCGGATTGCGCTCAGAATCTTCACGTGGATCACAAAGACGGCCGCTATGAGCCGAGGGAACAAGGGGCACTCCTTCATGATGTTCGCCACGTGTTCCTTGACCTTGACGTTCGACCAGTCGCTCTTAATCTTACGGAGATTCTGACGGTAATTATCCACAAGTTTACGGTCCTTATTCTCTTTTTTGGTATCTTCCCAGATCACCCAGAAGGTATCCACGAGTTCTGGAAGCATGGCCGTGACGAGTTTGCTTGAAAAGCGACGTTCGGCATCGTTAAGAACCTCCATGAGTCTACTACGCTCCAAGTAAATTAATTATTGAACAAAACGCTCGTCAAAATACGCCTTCCAGTATTCGACGGTATCTTCAAGTTCCTGAATACGTTTCAGGAGGACGGACTCGAGAGCCTCCTTCTGAGCCAAGCGGCGCTGGAGACGCTCGACCTCATTCTCGAAAGTCTTTGAAGAGGCTCGGACGTCACGAATCTCCTGAAGACCCTCCCAGGTCTTGTGCATCTTTGAACGCTTGTGTATTGTGAGAGATTCAGGGGACTTGTATGTAAAGCCCGGTCTGCACGGACACGAGAGAATGAGAGACAGATCCATTAATTATTTTTCAAAAATAATTTTTAAGTTCCTCTACTGCGCAACCGCGCCGCCGTCTTTTGAAGGTTCGCCAGGCCCGAAAACAGGTCGTCGCCCGGTAAAGACTCTTGGACAGGCGCAGAAGCCCTCGGGACCGCTTGGGCCCACGAGACCATGAAGTGCCCGTGTTCCGTCCCGCGCGTCACCTTGTATCCTGCCCTCTTGAGTTGGCGCTCGATGTACTCCGTGGCTTCTGAAAAGGGGTACATGGGAAATCCAAGGACCATCGGCGGAACGACGAGGGTCGCGAACGTCTCACGACGGTCCGCAGCCGCCTGGACCTTTCGTGAAAACTGTTCAAGAATCGTCTGGTACGTCTGCTTTCGAACGTTCCGGCGCTGGTGCTCACGCTCAGCGAGTTCCCTCGCACTTATCATCTTAGGAAAACCAGAGACTTTCTCACTTGTACACGTACGCATCGAGTCCAGGCAAGTTCTTGGTCTGGGCCAGGGCCTGTTGGACCTGGGTCGCCAGGGAGTCCTCGACATCCTTGTATGACTGGTACCGGTCGGGCATGAACGCCTGGAACGGGCCCCGAGCATCAGGAGAGCTCGATGTCACTTGCTTGAGGATCTGGACCGTGCCATCCTGGGCGACGGTGGCTGTCACGTCGTACTGGTTTCCGAAAAACCCACGGGTATCGAGGAACAAGAAGCGTCCGTTGTACTCCGTGCCGCCCTGTGAAGTGCTCGAGGGCGTGATGAAGACGGTGTCGACAGGCTGAAGCCAAGGGGCCCCGGCCTGTATCTTTTCTATGATGGCCTGAATGATGCTCCGGGGAACGACAGGCGCTCCAGGGGGAGGGACCGACACGTAAAAGGAACTCGAGTTCCAAAAGAGAAAGGCTGTTGTGGCCGCCACGAGACCCAAGATGAGTACGTCGACCTTTCCGGCCCCCATCTCTGTGTTAATACAGGCCCTCAAAAAAATTATGAAAGTGTATGGCTCTGCTCATCTTTAGCGACAAGTGCCAATTTTCTTTTGAAATTTTAAATTTCGTCAAGAGCAACCCGAGCCTTGGACAGATGCTCCGGTACCACAACGTCTCGACTCACGGGCGCCCGTCGAACCCGAACGTGACGCGTGTTCCCACGCTCGTGACGACCGAGGGACAGATTCTCGTCGGGTCCGAAGTCCGAAACTGGCTCGAGTCTATGCTTCCTGTAGAGATCGAGATGTGGAGCGGTCCTGGAGGGCTCTTGACCGCTTCGCTCGACGGGGCCGAGGGCG